GTCGCTCTTTAAACGGCATAAATGCTCTGCCTTTTTTGCGTTCAAGCCAACTATCACTGTTAACACCTACAATCAGTATGTTACCTAAGGCTTTAGCAGCTTTGAGATATTCTATATGTCCTGAATGTAGTGGATCAAATCCACCTGTACAAATTACCACGCTATTGATCATCTTGTTTGTAACTCTTTCTGGTTGGTGGTAATGGTTTAAGTAACTGTTGACTTTTACTTGTAGGTTTAGCCTGTACCACTGTGGTTTCTGCAGATCTAATCACTTCATTAAATACACCAGTTGTTGTTGGAGGTTCTGTTGGATTCCAATCCATCTTTTTGCTAACGTAGTCAATAAAGTATAATTCTTTATCTAACCATGGCATGATGATTTCTTCTTGTTTAAGATAACCACTGGTGTTGATTGAATCAACAATACTAGGATGTAATAGTTTTTTATCAATTAAATCGTACCAATTGGTTGTTGCTGGATCCATTGGAGCGATGTCTGTTTTGTACACAGCCATGTTAATCCAAGGATCTTGGAATTTCTTAAGTAGGTAAGCATCACGACAGTCAAATCCATTTACGGCCAACATATAAATCAGCATGACTGGAGTATAGTGAAAATAACATCTATTATAGCCTCTGCTGTATTGTTGATTATGCTCAATACCTGTATGTTGTGGAACAGACAATATCAACATTCCATTAACTGTCATGGCTTTATTCCAGCGGTGTAATGTCAGCAATGGATTAGTGCTATACTGTAGGCTGTCATGCGCCCACATTAGATCAATGCTGACTGGAAATATCTGTTCATCACTGAAATCTCTTTGAACTTTATTGATATTTTTGAGAGTGGGGACCTGTGCTAGTTTAGCAGGATCATTATCTACTGCAAAACAATTAAAGTTATAGGGTTCTGGTGGCTCAGCATAATTTTCTAAAGTAGCCCACCAGGCGACATCTTCACCTGTGCCACAGCCCATGTCAGCTATGTTTCTTAGGCTTTCTAAGAAAGTATCATATTGCTGTATGGTTTCTAATATACCTAAACTGTGTCTAGCCAATTGAAGCATCCTCCATACCTGCTGTTCTTAAACGAGTTACGTGTCCTAGCATGAAGTTCTTGCTTTCAAGCCCTTTCATGATACCTAACCATTTGTTTCTTAACAGTGCTACTTCGTTGATAATGGTTTCAAAGTCAATGACTTCGTCTTCACCATCTACATATTTTTCTGCATCACGACTAGTTAAAGCACGAGCATATCCTTCTAGATACTTTTGGAAGTGTTTCTTGCGTATTTTTCTTAACTGAATGTTGAGGTAATTAAGAACTGCTTCAATCTCTTGTAGCTGATTGAAACGTCGTTCTGTAATTCCGGGCAGGCCAGCAAGATTCTTTTCTATGTTGCCATAGACACCCACTTCCTTTCGTGCGTCTTCTAGTTCCTTTTCATAGTGCTGTATGAAATCAGGAATACTACCTAAACTTGCTACTACTCGACTATACCACATTGTTTATCCATTCTGTAAATGATGTTGGAAAAATATCCAACGATAGATTTCTTCTTTTAGTAAATTCTATTAAGTAACCTTTTAAATTGCGTTGTTCTTTTATATCAGGTACTATATTCAATGAGTTTTTAATTATATTTTGTGCATTAATTGGTAGTTTATCTATATCATTCAACAATGCTTCTTTACTATAGTCATCCATAACATGTATAGATAAAAAACTAGGATCGTTGCATAAACTGAAATCTATATCTATACCACTTCCAATATATTTAACGAAATCTACCAAACCAAACAATGTAAGGTTGCTTAATACCGAATTAAATTTATATTTGATTTTATGATTTTGTATTTCTGATAAGTTGTTTTTAAATCGTTGCCACGTATTACCTGCACGTATTACCTCGTATGATTTACTAATATTTTCTGCGCTTATTACAAGATTAACATTTTGATATTTCTTTAATTTTTCTAATTCTTTTGAGAATCGTTTTTCATTAACCCCTAATCCTGTATATACAAAAATTGGTATATTAGTTGGTAACTTTGCAATCAGATCTTCAAGATAAATGTATAAAAATGTTTCTCCGCCAGATATGTTAATAGTAGAAAGTTTTGATGATTTTGATATTTTGCTTATTTCATCAAATAATTTAATTTTATTTGGTGATATATTGATTTCTTTCTGACTTACCGCAGCAACTACGCGATCTTTACTATTAATAGTAAATCTATCTCCAACATCTGTAACAGAATAAATTCCATTATTAGAAATATCATTAAACCAAGCAGAACTGTACTGCTTACAGCAATAAATACAGGTCATATTGCATTGACTACCTATCATTATATTTAAGACTTCTGGGTTAGATTCTATATCTATATGGGTTTTTAATTTGGTTCCCATGATAATACGACGACTTTCAGATCCTCGACTTTCAGGATTCCAACAGTTAGAAGCACATCCAGCTACTGGAATATTATCTAACATATTTCTACGTTCAGATTGTAATTCGGGGGTATTAAATAATTTTCCTGGATGATTCTCTATCCAATCAACATTAATTTTGTGCGGGTTGGCACTGCAACAGCTTTGTGTTGTTAGTTTCTCAATGTCAACCGATAACCACCAAAATTTCTGAGAACAATAATAGTCTGGGTTAATAGTCGTCATCCTCATCTTCATCGTAGTCTGGTTCTTCAACTTCGTCTTCGCCTAGATATTCTTGCAGGCTACGTTTAAGATAACTGTCTGTACCTGCAAATGCTTTAAGGTCACGTTCAACAATATTGTGATCTGCTACAATAGCCAACACATGATCTGCTGCCGCTTGGCGATCTTTAGGAGCGATATACTCTTTACAAGTAAGCCAAACTTCACCTAATGCATCTAGTTCAATACTCATTCTGCTGTCTCCTCATCTAACATTGCTGGTGCTTCTGGTGCTGGGCCACCATCTAATAGTTTAGAGTTTGATGAAATATCTTTCATAACAATGTCTAAACAACCTTCTTCGTTGGCTTCCCATGCTTTACGGAACTGTTTGATTTCTTTACCGTCAGCTGATTTATAAGCAAGACGATTACCATCTTTACTCAATAAACCTTTGCCTTCCATCATGTCAGTTAACCCACTGTATGGATTCATACCTGTTTCATATGGAATCTTGATCTGTACTGATTCAAATGGTTTAGCATATCTGGTCTTCATGATCTTACATGCGGCACGGATACCTTTAACTTCTGAAACTTTATTGCCATCCTCGTCTTCTTTAAGTTTTAACTTACGCATAGCAACAACGATTGAACTTGCATAGATAAAACCTTGTCCACCTGAAATCTTGTCATCCGGATCAAACATATCTTGGCTAGCGTATGTGTGATTGGTTGCTACCAGACCAACATTATGGCTACCAAACATATTTACACAATTACGCACTAATGCTGTTAATGCTTTAGGCTTACGACCCATATCACCTTTTAAATCACCTGCTTCAAACTGATTGATATCTGTTGGAGTTAATAACATACCTAAGCTGTCAATAACAAAAAGAACTTTTGGACATTCTTCTTTTGGTAATGTCTTATACTCTTTCATGAACTCATGGATGGTTTTTGCTACATCATCAATCATAGCTAGGTTGAGTTTAAGAAGTTTTTCTTCTCTGGTATCTACACCTAGGTCATGCAACCATTTTTCATCTAGAGCATTTTCTGTGTCAACTAAGATAACATAGATACCATCTTTCTGTGCGTTGCGGATCAAGTTACCTGAACAGATAAAACTTTTACCTGCGCCAGATTCACCAGCAAATACTGTAACTTTACCTAGTGGAACACCACGATGGAAGTCGCCACTAATAAGATAGTTAAGTGTGTAATTGCCTGTTGAAATCCAATCGGTTGGGTCATTGAATCCTGTACTAAGACCATCAATGCTTTTGGTGATTGACTTTCTAAATTTACTAATATCGAATGGTTTTGCCATGATTACTCCTTGATTAATTTAATATAATTGAACATTGATTGTTTTTTTGTAAATTGTGGTATAATACTTTGCGATACTTAAACAGATTATCTGCTAGCCCCGGAATATTTGCTATAGGAAGTTGTGAGGTTATTAGATCAACATTATGATCCTCTGCCCATGTTTTAAATTCTACACTATATGGGATAGTCTGAGGTTTTTTCAATGATATCTGAAATGAATATTCTAAGGTTTCATAATTATAATGGTCCAAGCATTCTAATTCATCATCAAAATATTCAAATTTATTATAATATTGTCGGCCAACATACGTATAGTTAAAAGAAAAATTAGTGATGTCATTATTAGAAATCATATTATTTCTAAATGGATTATCAAATACTTTCCATTTGTCCTCCGAGCTAAATTCTAAATTTTGTTCAACGAAACTTGATTCTAATCTATGCACAGCTAAGTTGATTTCTTCATATGGGTATAAATACCCTAGTTTTGTCATTGCATCAGCTAGACGAATATTTCTAATTTCATCTGGATACATATCATGTAATTGATTACCTAATTGTGCTTGTTCTTTATCGCTACTATATCTTAACATATCAATATTAACTATATCTGATTGAGAAAATACCCAATCAGCATGCGTTTGATTTAAAAATTTCTGATCTAAATAATTTTCTAAATTGGTATGTTGTATAAAACTTTTCTTAGTTAAATTGTATAAAACTTCGTTGGTTTTCGATATAGCCCAATGCAATTCTCTGATATTTTGATCTAATTGTCTGGCTAATCTTTTATTTGAAAAAGAATTTATCGATTCTGAATTCACTTTATTTACGAAGAATTCAAATAGCTCATGATTTTCTATAACATTAAAAGGTATAGAATCTCCAGTATTATCGAAAACCAACGAAAATTTCATATATTAATTAAGATGCTTTTTGTCTGTTGCGGATCATCGCCAAGATGTCTTCAGCTCTAGCCGCGCCACCTGCTGGAGGTGTTGCTACTGGTGCTGTAGGAGCTGCCGCTTCTGTTACTACGGGAGCTGCAGCTGGTGCTGGAGTATCTAATGCACCATCATCTTCATGCACTGCTGGTTCAGCTGATGCTGTAGCCGGCGCACTATCAGTTGAAGCATTAGCAGTAACCACTGTTACACCTCTTGGTTTGTAGTAATTACCCCAACGATCTGCGTCATATGCTTGACCATCTACTGATGCTTCAAACATTTCTTTCATGACTTTCAATTCAACTTCGCTTGGTTTCTTAGGTAAGAAATCTTTCAAGTTGTATAAGCCATGAGCGTCAATAGCTGCCGCTTCTTCTGCTGTTAGTGCAGATTCTTTGCGTGACCATTTACTAGTTGAATAATCAGCATAACCACCTTTTGATGTTTTAGTAACTGTAAAGTCTAAACCACCTTGGTAGTCTGTTGGTAAATTTTCTAGTTCTGGATCTAACAATGCAGCTTTCACTAGATTGAAAATCTGTGGGCTGATGATAAATCTACGGATTGGGTTTTGTGGTGTAACATCATCTTTTAATGGATTCTCACGCACAAAGCCTTGGAACAAGTATGATCTTTTCTTCCAATACTTACGACCCATTTCTTCTAGACTTTGGTCTTTGAACCAAGTTCTAACTTCTG